CCGGCAAGCACCGACGTATCAATAGTGATCTTCATCTGCTCGGCAGCGTCGTCACTCCACATGGAAAGCAATTCCATGTCGGCCTGCAGACGCATGATATCATCGAGCACCAGGTTAAAGTACTTGGCATAGTCAATCTGCAACTCAACCGTGCTTCCCGAAGGGCGGTCCACAGTGAGTACTTGATCAAGGGTATAGTCACGGATCTGGATCGTGGGCTTGGTCCTAATTTTGACCTTGTCGCCCATATTTTTGATCTCGCCTTCGTAATCGGTGTTACTGATGGCGGCGAGAACAGTAGCGGCGTAGAACTTCTCGATTAGTTTACCAGACCAGATTTCGGGTACGAACACACCACCGGCAGCTGCACCGGAGTAGGCAGGAGAAGCGGCAACACCCGCATAGGGCGTGCCTTGTGCGATAGCCATAGCGGCCTCCGACTAGGGGTTACACAAGGCGTCCCTCGTCGCCGGCCTTCAGGAGATCAGCTTCGAGCTGCTCGGCTTCCGCCTCGCGGCCCTTAAACTTTCCCATCGTGCGGGCTCGGTAGAACGCCGTGATGTCAGGTCTCGACCAGAGTCTCGGTTGAGGAGCGCCGTTCCCTGAGCCGGAGCCTGCTGCCCGGCCAGGAGCCGCCATATCCTCCAGTCGAGGCCCACCCGCCGCTGCGTACCCGTTTCCGCCGTTGTTAAAGCGGGCGGGAGCAGCTGTCTGAGGAGCCATCGCCGTCGGTGGTGGTGCGGTATGCTCGGCCATGTACTTCTTAAAGAACCTACCCGTGCGCATGGCGTCGCCGTTCGCGTAGGCGTGCTGAAGCATCGTGTTGCGCGACACCCCAGCCATCTCGTCAACTGCTTGCAACCACTCAATAAACTGAGGGTTGGTATTAAGGTTGCGCCAGCGGCCCGCTAGTTCCGGGTCGCTGTCCAACTCTCGGAACACCCGATCTTCTTCCTGGCGTCCCGAGAGCTGCTGAACGTGCTGCTGAAGGTTCTGAATCGTTTTCCCGTAGCGCGCCTCAAGTTTAGCCTCGGCTGCGCGCGACGCGGCCTCAAGCAAGTCCTCGCCGTAAAGTTCAACATCGGCCTCGTTAAACTGTACCGGTACGTTCTGGAGCTGTTGGGTAGGGGGCTGCGTCGCCTGCGGCGTCTGCATCGTCGCCAGTAGCCGCTCCATCGAGCTGATCTGGCCGCGCATATGCCCGGTCTCGGTGTCGTATTTACCCTGAAGCGTGCGGTAGCGTTGCTGCCAGTCCGGCTCGTTTTGTACAGGCTGAGGCTCAGCTTCCTGCTGTTGGGGCTCGGCCTGCTGCGGCTCTTCCACTGCCGTAGTGGAACTGCGTGCGTTAGCCGCATCGGAGGTGGTCTCGGTTACCGGGGGATCCTCGCCCGCCAACTCCCTGCGTAACTCTTCAGCCCGCGCAGCCTGGCGGCGGATCTGATCAGGCATAAAAACATCGGTCGGAGCGTCAGACATTGGCGCTCTCCCTCACCCGAGGCTTCGGATTGCGACTGGCGCCAGTGTCCTGGTTCTCGACCAGCTCGATGTAGGCGCGAAGATCCCGCAGGCCACGCGCATAGCCAGTCGAGTCCAGACGGCTCTCCGGCGGCACCTCGATCGCCAGGTGCATAAAATGATTCATCTGGTCGTGCAGACCCGCGACGATAGACCGCCAGTCGGAGCTGTTCTTCAGCCGGCGGATCGCCTCAAACGCCTCTGGTCCTAAATTCAAGCTCATATGTCTACCGATAACTGTTATAATCTAGCGGTTCGTAGTAAGCTCTTTGACCGCCCACATACAGCTTTCCTCAAGCGTCGTCAGTGCCAGCGCGCGATAACGCCCGGCAGGCAGCTTGTCGATTAGCTTTTCAACATCAACGTAAGCTGCCTTCAACGCGCCGTGCTGCGCTAACTCAGCGGGCGAAAGAGCGCGGTACGTCGGCCTAAACCGCGACATAGGCTCAGCTTCGTTAGTGCTCTGTCGCGCATCGGGCGCGCCCTCGTACACGTTAGCCAATCTACTTCCCCTTCTTGGCGCTGAGCTTCTTCTGCCCGGCGGCATCCAGCCGTTTCGCAGTAGCGGTCTTATCGAAATTCTTAAGGCTCATACCGGCCTTTTTAGCACCAGTACGATCTTCCCGCTCATCGGCCGCTGTATCCTCGTATTTGGTTTTCATCGCTAAAACTCGTCGTCCGCCATTCGCGTAATACCGCTCTTGCCGTAATGACCCATCATGTGGTTGCCCTGGTCACCCGAAGTGATCTGGGAGCTGCCGGCGCCACGCCTACCCACAACAGTACCCATGTGCTGGGTCTTGATTGACTTACCCCTTTTCCCGGTTTCGGGATCTTGGGTAAACATGGGACCAAACCCCCCGCCGGGCGGGAGGTAGCTACCCATCCTCGAAGGGTAGGACCGCATCACACACCGCCTACGTACTTGTCCGTCGCCGCGACTTTTTGCGGGTTAAACGGCGCAGACTGAGAGTTACCGGGCTTAGACCCGCCTTTGGGATAGCTGCGCGAGCTACCACCCCTAGTGTCTCCCGAAGACCCACCCGAAGCGGGGGCCATCGACTTCACGCCTTCTGACTTAGATTGCCCGTACGTCGCCATGATTTTCTCCTATTAAAACTGCCTAGCGGCAGCCTTGGGTTGAATCGCGTTAACCGGCGGCGCGACCTGCGAATGCGACGCTGGAGGAGGGGGCGTCTGCGAACCGCCGGGAGGGGATGAACCCGGCGCCCCGGCAAACGCCCCAGGTGCGGCAACGGACTCTTTAGGGGGAGGGGCTCCAGCTGCTGCACCAACCAAACCAGTAATAGCGTTCGCCTGCATCATTGCCTGCTGTTGTTGCTTTTGTTGATCGGCTTTTTGCTGAATAGCCTCGTCGTCAGGAACAATATCGTCCGGGAGGCCCAAACCGGACGCCAAGGATCTAAGTACCCGCGCTCGCCCAACCTCGCCGATGATTTGTAGGTCAACGGGGTTACCGGTGATCTGCAGGAACTGTAGTTGCTTCTGGTGCTCGGTTTCCTTCTGGAGCGCCACGACCACGCCGTTGACCTTAATTTGCTCATCACCGGACAGTAATCCTGTACGGTCGGTGAGCATTATCATATCATAGAGAGATGATAAAACCCCCCGCATCACGTCGATGTCTATATTTGCTGCAACAGTCTGAAGTACCTTCTGGGCGTTGCCCATCAGCATACTTAGACCGCTAGCAGTACGCCCGGCCCCACCTGATAAACTCTCGCCAGTCACGTAACGCGGAATAGCGGATATATCGTCGCCTAATGCAGACATTCCTTGGTAAATCTGCATAAGTTCCTGGGCGTTGGACTGCGGCTGAAAGAAAGTAATCGGCTCGCGCGTCGCCCCTAGCGGGTCCGAGTTTACTTTCCAGCGCTTCCAGGGATAAAGCTGATCCTCGTTGGTCGTCGGGTCCAGCAGCTCGGTGTTGATCACAACCTGCGGACCACTAGCGATCGACATATTATTTACGAGGGCACGAAGTGTGGCGTTGGCTATTTCTTGCAGGTCTTCCAGAATATCAGGAAGCCCATGCCCGGCAATCGTACCGGGAACCTTTTCGAAACTAGTGACGTAGTAGGGGTGGCGCTGGCGTGGGCTTGGTGATAATTGTACCTTAATCGTATATCTACCAACAACCCACGTCTGTACCAAATAATCCCGGTCTGGATCGGGTATCTTCTTCTTGTCGAACCCATTGTCCAGTAGGACCTGGCCCTGAATAGATCCATGATACTCAATCGCGTCGATCAGGTTAGACGAGTTCTGCTGCGGCGATTCACGGCCGACGTTTAGCGCCGCCTCGGTATCGGGCGCATCCATCCAGTCACGCAGCCCGCTAGCGTAATCCTGTAGTGCGCCCCGAACCGCCTCATCGTCGTAGCCCGGTAGCCCGAGGACGTCATTGAGATCGCCGCGCGTTAACTTCTTACGCTCGATGATCTCGGCATGGTCTATGTCTACGTCGCCGGGACCCCAGTAGAAGTTAAAGGGATCTATTCTTTCCCAAAAAAGCTGCGGCACCGTGTCCATCTGCGGTAACCGGTCGATCCAAGTGAGCTTTGGGACCATCCTGACCACCGGTCCTTTCAGGACCGCGAACGGAAACAGCGCGACGTCTACGAGGTATTCAGCGAGGGCGTCGTAAAACCTGCCGGCTTGGAGAATATCGTCTACTTTATTGGACGCAGCCTCCGCCTGGCTCATCGCTGTGCGACGAGCCGCGTTCTGGGCCTGGCGGACCAGGTTGATATACCTAGTATGAACCTGCTCCTGGTCCGGCGGCTTTTGTTCTTGCATCGTCTGCTGCATCGCCTCGGTAGAAATGAGGGTTGCAATAGACGTCATGACGCCAGGCGGTACGGGGGGATCGGGCTGGGGCTCGATGGTCCAGGGTCGCTCTGCTCCGAGGTAAACGTCCCGGAGCAAAGCGGTGGCACCACGACACTTAACCGCGACCATGCGCGAGTAAACTTCTGAGCCTCCGAAACGGCGGATTTCCTGGAGCTTGGCGGGTTCGTACTGCCCCTCGAACATACGCTGCGCGCGTAAAAGGCGGGAGTTGAGACCACTGCCGTTGCGATGATCCCGCATCGCATCCCACCGCCTACGTACGTAAGCCGCGAGGTTGTCTGCCTGCTGCTGGGTAACTTTTGACGCGCTAGCCGCTGCTTCCTGCGCATTTAGCTGCGCAGGAGACACCACGCGCAGAAACCCAGGCCCCTCACCCTTGAGTGGGATCACGTTAGGCTGAGAAGGCAGCGCTCCTTGCACGGAGTAGCCCCACTAAATTAGAACTGTTATCATATAACGCC